TTGAACTAGGATTAACAGTTCCAGAACTTAATGCGTTTGATGACGCTAGTGTTGCTGGTGCGCTTGATAAGAACGGTGGCAGAACTGTGCAAACAACTAATAATTCAATAACACAAACAACTAACTATATGGGTTATGATGCATATGTAGACGGTAGTATTGTAAAATTATTAGATAAAGGAACAATTGGACAAACTAGTTGGAGGAATGTACTAGACTCGCATCCGGGATCATACCAGGCGGGTATTAGTAGAATTTATCTTAATAAACTAGATACTGATACAGCAATTACAGGCACATTTGCGTTAAATTCAATAGACGATACACAACTAGTTGTAAATTGGGATACTGATTCATTCCCAGCTAACACTGTAATTGACAGTAGCAACAGATCATTAGGTGCTTTAACATCTATTGATTATATTATTGACCCAACTAAAACATTCCCAGCTACTAAAGCACAAGGAACTAGAGTACTACTACTTGGAGCAATAGGCGATGCATCTAATACTGACGGAGCCGATGCTTGGAAGAACACAAATAATACAGACTTAGTTGCTAGTGAAAACGATATTATCGAATGGAGCGGAAGTGTATGGAGCATAGTATTTGATGCATCGGCTACAGTTAACGCAACTACAGTAACATATACTACTAACCTAAATACTGGCATACAGTACAGATGGAACGGCGAAGATTGGTTACTTAGCGTCGAAGGACAGTATCCACAAGGAACATGGAGAGTTGCACTCAACGGATAACTATTTTTATGAAAGAAATAGTCTGTAGTGGAGCCTTATTTTATAGTTTAACAACAAAAAGATTTCTCTTTTTGCATCGAGCTAGTGGCAAACATAATAAATTATGGGGATTAGTTGGCGGTACTAACGAAGGGGCAGAAACTCCTTGGGAAGGTCTTCAGCGAGAAATTACTGAAGAAATCGGCGAGCTTCCTCCTATTACTAAAACTATGCCGTTAGAAACATTTGTATCTACTGATAGTAAGTTTTCCTTTCATACATATCTATGTGTAATTAAGGAGGAATTTATACCTGAACTTAATACAGAACATGACGGCTATGCTTGGGTAAGTTTTAGTAAATGGCCCAAGCCATTACATCACGGATTGCGCAACACCCTTCAAAGTAAAATTAGTCTAAACAAGCTAGAAACTGTATTTAAAGTTATTGATTTACTTGACAAATCTTAACTAATCAAGTATAATAACACTATGAAAGTATTAGTTATCGGCGATGTAATAATCGACAAATATATCTATGGCACTTCAGAACGTTTAAGTCCTGAAGCTCCTGTCCCTGTTGTTAAACACCTGCGTGAAGTTGAAACCCTTGGCGGTGCAGGACTTGTTTACAAAAACTTAAAGAGCTTAGGGGTTGACGTAACACTATTTGATATCGAACAGCCTAGAAGTATTAAGACTAGAGTAATTTGCGATGGACATTATGTTACACGCATTGACGATGATAAACATGCAGACAGTGCCGCAGTATTAGACGCTGTACAAGCAACTGATTTTACAAAATACAACTATGTTATATTAAGTGATTATAATAAAGGTGTACTAGATGAGTCACTTGATATAATTGAACACTTAAATGCATTTGGTTGTAAAGTAATTGTAGATCCTAAGGAACATGCAAATCATTATATCAATGCTTGGCTAATAAAACCTAACTATAGTGAGTTTACTAAGTTTGGATTTATAAGCTGGCAGGGTAATATTATTACAACTAATGCAGGCAATAATGTAGTTGCTACAATAGATAATACAGATTACGATATTCCAGTCGAAGCTGTAGAAGTATCAGATGTTACAGGTGCAGGAGATTGTTTCTTGGCCGCATTTGTATACGGATTAACAAAGCAATACAATCATAAGAAGTGTTTAGAACTTGCTGTTAGGGGTTCTAGAGAAGCAGTTAAGCACGTAGGCACATACACACTTACAGTAACCGATATCGAAGATACTATTGTGTTTACTAATGGCGTATTTGATATATTACACATTGGGCACTTAAAGCTTCTTAGCCATGCCAAAACACTAGGTAATCGCTTAGTAGTGGGCATTAACAGCGATTCCAGTGTTAAGCGATTAAAAGGTGATTTAAGACCCATTAACGATGAAAGCACCCGCAAGGAAAGCCTGTTAATGCTTGGTTTTGTAGACGAGGTAATAGTGTTTGAAGAAGACACTCCGTTGGAAACAATAACCATCTTAGAGCCAAATATTATAGTAAAGGGTGGAGACTATATTCCAGCTACAGTAGTAGGAAATCATCTTGCTACAGTTGTTATTTTTCCTACAGTTGAAGGACATAGCACAACAAAGATAATTAATTATAAAGAGGAGAACACACTATGAAATTTATAGCGGCAATGGATCACAGCGGCGGATCAACAGGCAGTGTACTAGAACGTTACGAACAAGAGTATACAGAAGAAAACAAAATGGACCTTGTCCATCAAATGCGATTGCGAATGATTAACTCACCATTATTTAACGGTGAATATATTTGGGCGGCAATACTTTATACAGATACTATCGAACGTGGAATTACAGAACTACTTAGAAACAAAGGTATTGAAAGCTATGTTAAAATTGATAGCGGATGCGAAGCTGATGGTACACTAAAGGCATTTGACGTTGAAGCTATGATCGAGTTTGCTCACGAAAATGATTGCACTGGTACTAAGATGCGTAGCATTGTTAAGACTACAGACAGCATTGACCCGATATTAAAACAACAGTTTGAAATTGCGCAGACAGTTGTTAACAACGGCCTAACTCCAATTGTTGAGCCAGAAGTTCCAATTGATCTTAAAGAAAAACGAGATACTGAAATACAGCTTCGACATGCAATGGAAGATTACTTAGACAACTTTAATGGACAAGTTATTTTAAAATTAACACTGCCTGAAGAAGTTAACTTATATGCTGAGCTGGCCTTACATAAGAATGTAAAGAAGCTAGTTGGTCTTAGTGGTGGCTATTCAACTACAGAAGCAGTTACTAGATTAAGTCAGCAGTTAGATATGAGTGCAAGTTTTAGTCGCGGATTAAGCGAAGGCTTACTTGCGCATCAACATGATGACGACTTTAATAAAAAGATTTCTACAAACATTAAGAGGATCGAAGGAGCAAGTTCGTGAATACTATACAGCCATCACAACCTCGTGTTGCGTATAAGCCTAATGAAAATATTAGGCCAGCAGTTCCAAGAGAAGATGTACACTGTATAGACGAACGAAAGCAACAAGTAGTATCACAAGTTAAAGTATTACAAGAACTGCACAGTGAGAAAGCAAATAGAATTTTAGAAGAATCACGCAAAGCACAAGTACTAAGCTACGAAGCCGATGGCAAGCGTAGATTAGAAACAATACAACAAGGCACTATATTGGACGTAAAAGTATGAAAATTTTAGTTACTGGAAGTGATGGATTCATTGGTCAAAATCTTATTACACACTTAATGAGTGAAGGACACGGTGTTGCCGAATACGAGTATGTAGAAAACACTGTTCCTGACTGTAGTCAGTTTGATAGAGTTATACATATGGGTGCAATTAGCAGTACTACCGAAACTGATGTTGAAAAGGTAATGAAGCAAAATTTAGACTTTAGCACTAAGCTATTGCAAGTTTGCGACATGCAAGGTGTTGATTTAATTTATGCATCTAGTGCCAGTGTATATGGGCCTACTACACATTTTACAGAAGATGGCCCGTTGCTACCGCAATCTCCATATGCTTGGAGCAAATACTTATTTGATCGCGATGTGCAAAAATTAGATTGGAGTGAATACCAATGTAAAATACAAGGGTTGCGGTTCTTTAACGTTTACGGCGAACACGAGGATCATAAAGGTTTTCAAATGAGCGTGTTTCATAAATTTAAAGAACAAGCACTTAGCACAGGCAAAGTGCATCCATTTGCAGGCAGTGATGATATATGTAGAGACTTTATATACGTAGGCGACATTTGTAAAATTATTTCAAAATTGTTAGTTGCTGATGAAAGCGGAATATGGAATGTAGGCATGGGCGAAGCAACTAGCTTTGGCAGTGTTGCTAAATGTATTGCTAACAAATATAATGCTACTGTAGAAGAAATACCAATACCTGATAGTGTAAAGAATCAGTATCAGTCGTTTACAAAAAGTAACAACGATAAATTATTAAACACAATAGGTGAATTTAAATTCACTACACCATTTGAATGGATTGAGGAGAATGAATAATGGCTGAACAACCTACAAGACTAGAAGGCAAACAAGACAAAGGCTGGGGATACGAAATTATCTGGGCAACCAATGACAAGTATTGTGGTAAAATTATGGTCTTTGAAAAGAAGGGCAATAAATTTAGTATGCACTTTCATAAAGATAAAGACGAAACATGGTTTGTAAATACTGGAAGTTTTGTTGTTAGATGGTTAGATACTAAGACAGCTACATTGTTTACACATACATTAACTGAAGGAATGACTTGGCACAATCCTCCGTTACGCCCGCACCAATTAGAAGCACTTGAAGACGATAGTAGTATAACTGAAGTTAGTACAGCTGATAGTGTCGAAGACAATTATAGAATTATTCCAGGAGATAGTCAAGCCGGAATGCACGAGCAACTTAAAGAAGAAAGTGTATCTGATGAGTAGTCCGTCAATAGTATGGAGCAACGATGTCGACATTGATGCGTTAAAAGCCTTTCATGACCCTAGTTATATTGCGCCAAAGTGTGTAGTTGGATTAGATAGAGACGGTGTTATAAACGTAAACAATGGTGATTATGTTTCTAAAGTTAGTGACTGGGAATTTGAAGAAGGCAGTTTAGATGCAATTGTCCGTATACGCAAACACGGTCATAAAATTGTAATACTTACAAATCAAGGCGGTATTGAGAAAGGCTTATACACTGAAGAAGATGTAGAAAAAGTACACGCCCACATGTTTTTAGAACTTGGCAAAGCAGGGTGTCCTAGCATAGATGGGTTGTATTATAGTTCTAGTAGCCACAAAACAAATATGTATGCAAAGCCTAATGTCGGAATGTTTAAGCGATGTGAAAAAGAAGTAAAACATGTAAAATTTTCAAAGGGCTACTATGCTGGAGACAGTATTAGAGATTTAAAAGCCGCTATGAAAGTTGGTGCTAAACCTGTTCTTATTCGTACCGGACACGGCAAGGATACTGAAGAGCTTGTAAACAAACGATTTTCATACAAGCAAATTAAAAAAGCAATGATAGTATTTGATAATCTTGCAGCCTTTGCTGATTGGTTAGAAACAAAATGATAATTGT